CCAAGGATTTTCAGCTTGCCATTCCATAACCCTGTCGTCTGGGCGTGGCGTTACTGGATCATTTTGTTGTATTTTTACATCAAAGTTATCCTCTTGTAAAGTAGGCAGCTTAAAATTCTTTGCTTTGTCTAAATCAAGGCTTGCTTGCACCATTTTTTGCTGTGCTTCAGCTAGCTTTTCAGAGTCACCCAAGTCATATGCTTCTTTGTATTGGCGTTTAGCCATCTCAAGTTGCATTTCTGAAGTGTTTTTAACAGCGGTAACATACTCTTGCTCGCCTGTGGAAAGCATTTGTTTGATACGTTTGTTCTCATCTAATAGCTTTCTGGTAGCGTTAATAGCCACTTCGCGTTCCCGTTCTGCAGCTTCGGCACGACGTCGTTCGTCGTTCCATACCCGCTTCATGGTGATTAGCTTCTTTTTGGCATCTTCGCTGTATTTGTCTAGTTCATTGACTTCAACTTCCAGCTTTTTGACCGTTTCTGGGCTAGCAGGGAATCTGCCTCGGTCTTCTTCTGGGGTATCGTCCTCAATCTCAATATCAATAGCATCTTCTGCCATATCTACTGGCGGCGCTTCCTGTTCGTCTGGAAACGTATACTTCTCTTGTTGTAATTCTGCCATCGTTTGGCTCCTTAAATAAATTTGCGGGTAATTCCGCGTGGATCGTCCACAATTGCCTCAACGGAATCATCGTTAATAATGCGGAATTCTCTGCCATGAATTACTAGGCGTGTTCCAGCATTGGGGCGTACAAGGATAAAATCACCCTGTTTGCACCAAGGTCCGGTGGGGAAACGCTCTTTATCTGCATAGCAATCAGGTCCTAGGGATACTACAAATAGGACTGTTGTTAGAATTTCGTCATTTTTAATGGTGACGTCTGCTTTGGCTAGGCCATTGTCAAACTCTTTTTCAGCCTCAGGAATGGCGCAAAGAATGCGATATCCTTGGGGTTTTGGAAGTTGACTGGCTTTTTCTTCTTGGCTCTTGTCGAGTACTGCTGATAAATCTACTGCTTGTGAAAGGTTTAACTCATTCATCGTCGGAATGTTCCATTCTATGTTTAAGGTCTAGTGCGTACTGCTTTGCAAAGAGAAGACCTTGGATCTCCCCGCAAATCTTTTGGTAGCTATCGAACGACTGTGCGTTACCTGATGCCATCCATTCTTTAAGTTGTGTTGCTTTGCTGTCTAGTTCTGTGACTAAAACCTCAAATACGTCCATTACTCACCTTTCTGTTTTGGTTCCTTCTTTTGTGCTTCGTGATTTTCTCTGCTTTTTTGCAGTGCAACATTAGTTATCAGCTGTTTGTTCTGTAACTCATGCGCCTTACCTTTTTCAGAGATATGCTTAACTAAATCAATTCCCATCTTCATCTTCTCGACTGTTTCGGAAGTTTGCATCTGGGATTGTGATTTGGCTGCGTCCATTGCTGTTTGTGCGGCAATACGGGCGCGCTCTACTTTGATACGCTCTTGGTCAATCATAAAGTCGTTCTTATCCTTCTCGGCTTTACGCTGCTGCTCTGCCATCTTAATCTGCATATCCTGTTGTTGTAACTGAACTAGCGGATCTTGAGCTTGTTGCTGTGCTTGTTGCGCTGCAACCTGCTGTTGGTTTTGTTGCAATAGACGCTGAGAGGCCTGAGCCAATAATGGGGCAAGGCGGGCTTCGACTTCTGGATCCATGTGAACATCTTCTCCAGACTCGTCTTGTTGAGCTGGCAATGACATACCGAGTTGCTTCTCAATCTCAACGCGATATTGGAATCCAAGATGCTCGTTGATGTGCGCCATCATCGCGGCTTGTAACTGCTGCGCCATTGGATTACCCTGCAACAACTGCATAATCTTAGGATCTTTCATAGCCGACATATGGACTGTGATGTGAGCCGTGTGGTCTTGGTATTGGAAAGCCTTTGATGGCTTCATCATCAAAATATCCTGATTTTCTGTAACAGGATCTTTTGGCTTCATATCTTCTGGTAATGGAATTAACTTAGCCCCGTTCTTAATACCCAATACATCAATCATCTGACGATAGAGTAATGGCATATTAAAGAGTGTTGGGGACTGCATAGCCAGCTGCATGACGGCTTGATACTGCACAATCTTTTGCGCCATCGTAGAGGCATTAGGATCGCTAACAGGAATAACGTCTACATTATGGTAATCAGATTGCTTGGCTTTGCGACTGCCTTCTTCTGGCTCATAGTCATACTCTAATGGAGCGTTTCGTCCGATAATTTTCTTTAATAGCTTTAATTCTTGCTTCAAGCTGTAATGAATTCGGGCTTGTACTGCAGACATTACTTTGAGGGTACGCTCCAAGATTGCCAATGTTGTACCGACGGGCGCGGCAGCAGACATATCAGAAACTTGTAAGTCGGCTGTATTTGCAAAACGGCGACCTTCTTCTACGATCTGATTTAACAGCGCCATTAATACTTGGCTTGGTTCCTTGTAGGGGAGGGGCATGATGTTGTCGCGCATGACGCCGGACGGAACATCAACATCGCGGAACTCTCCGGGGGCAATCGGGGTGTCATCTCCTTTGACGCGCAACCCACGGGTCTTAAAGCCACCCGGCAAATTCGCAAGGGATCCTGCATCGACCAGCTGACGTATGATGGAAGTGCCAGACTTAGCGTAAGCGCCAATAAGGTGGATGAGGCCAAAGTTATAAAAACCAAAGCCGGGAATATACCCATAGTGGACAAAATGCTGGAGTTTTTTGTGTCTTTCATCTTCTGGCTCCCAGTTACGACGGATAGACAACACCGTGCTTGTGCCTTTTTCAATTGTGACAATGTATGGCAAAGCAATTCCAGTAGCTTCGCCTTCTGCGTCGGTATGCTCGTAACCTTCTAAGTCTAGGTTGACGTGCATTTCTAAAATTTTGTAACGATCATCAGAAGTAGCGCGGAATCCTAGCTTTTCTGCAATCTTTTTCTCTACTTCGTCCAGCGCATTGACTGGATCGCCTAAATCTACATCGCGGTAGAATCCTGCAACCTGCAAAGCGCGCAATTCATTCTCGGTTTTGCGCATAACGTGGGTAATACGATCAGCAGATTCAAGGCTAGATGCGCCATAAGGCACAACCATATCTTCTGCAGGTACATACATAGAGACTTGGCGTCCAAGTTGCTCATCTTCGTACACTTTTTTGAACGCATTACCAGCTAAACCCAAGCCCCAAAGCATTCTTTCCATCTCTGGGCGGTATTCTTGCATGACTTCGGTCAATTCAAAGTTCATATCTTCTTGAACTCGTTCTGCCGCAGCCTTTTTATCTGGTGTTTCTTTGCCAATAACGTGGGTTTTTACTGGACCCGATGCTGGGAAGATGGACATCATGGTTTCTGATTGGAATTTAACCAATGCTTCGCTTAAAAGTGGGTGGTAAACGCCGCAAGCGCCTTCCCATGGCTCACTTCTTTCCTCAATTTTGAGACCTAATAGCTCTAAACCATCTACATAAGTCTGAATCCAATCTTTTCTTGCGCCAATATCGGACTCAAAGTCGGAAATTAAATCGCTAGCCATCGTAGCTAATACGCGATCATCAATTTCTTCTGCAATATTTGCGTAAAAATCGTCGTTCTCTTCGCCTTCTGGGGTTAATGGCTCCATAAAATCGCCGCCCTCTTCAATGCTGACGATCTCAATTTCAAGCGGGACTTCTTTTTCAGCCAGCGCGTCAATTCCTTCTGGTGCTTGGTAGAGAGCTTTATCAATTGCCATATGTTTTTCCTAGTTAATAGTACCCAGCGTTGCGTCTGGATTTAAAATACTGCGGTTCTTCGGGTTCATCGGATGGAAGTCTAATAAAACCGCCCTGTCTAAAGCGAATTAAAGCTTGTGTTGCCGAGTCCACTAAGTCATCGTGGTCTGAATTAGGAAAGGCTGCCATCTCTTCAATGACTTCTTCTGCCCATCTTTTTTCGGGCGCCCAAACCTTGCCAGAGGCAAACAAATCTGTTACTGAATTTAATCGGGCTATCTTATCATTTCCGCGGGTTGGGGTAAACTCGGATACAGGAATACCCATACGGCGTATTTCTCCGATCAAAGGTAATCCAGAAGCCTTTCCCTCGACGATCAACGCATCGGGCTGGAACTCTTTATACATATCAAAGGCTTTTTCCTTTAGCTCTGGGAATTCTAGGCGCGCTTTGTAGGCATCTAACAGAATGACATTAGGATCATTTTCGTTCTCGTCTTTATAGAAAACACCCCAAGTCGTGCAGGCTGAGTAGTCCGAACGCTCATTCTTAGTAAAGGCGGTATCCCAAGACTGGATGACAAACTCGCACCGAGGAGGGTAGTCTTGCTCCCATACCTTCCACCATTCCCGCTTAACTAATGCGCCCTCTTCGGAGGTGGGTTGTTGTTGGTACTGCGCCTGCCACTTGGATATCGGCAATTCTTCCCGCAATACCTCTAGTTCTTTGAGATCCCAGAACTCTGGCCATAGCGCGCGCCCGGACGGAAGAATCGCAGGAAAGTCAATCGTCTCCCAGACGTCGCCGTCTTTCTCGATTGACGATTTAATAATCCTGCCGGTCAAATCTTTCTTAGCCCAGCGGGTCATAACGACTATAATCGCTCCTCCCGGCTGGAGTCGCTGACGTGGACCTGAGGAGTACCATTCGTATACCTTATCGTAAACTTCGGGATTCGTGGCTGCAATCGCAGCTTCCTGTTCAGAATGCGGGTCGTCGATGATGAGTAGATCCGCGCCCTTACCTGTAACGGTACCGCCAACGCCAATAGCAAAATACTCACCATCACCGCTAGTGGACCAACGACCAGCAGCTTTAGAATCTGACCTAAGAGAGACGTCTGGGAATACTTTTGCATATTGTTCGCTTCCTACTAAGTTACGGACCTTTCGTCCAAAGCCTACTGCCAGTTCAGCAGTGTTAGAACACTGGATAATTTTCTTATTAGGGAAACGGCCCAAGAACCAAGCAGGAAGCATATAAGAAGCAAACTCAGATTTGGTATGGCGCGGAGGCATATTAATAATAAGTCTCTTGATTTTCCCATTTGCTATATCCTCAAATTTTTTAGCCATCACCTTATGGTGCGCCCCGTTAATAAAGCCCGGCCACATCTCATGGACAAAAGCCATAAAGTCAGTGGTTGCTTTTTCGCGCTTTTTAGAATTTAAATACACCTCTGCCGCCTCCATAAAGGCAGCTTGTTGGGTGGGGTCTAGCTTCTTAACTAGCTCGGTCAGATTCATTAGGACGCTTTAATTTAATGTATGCGGGGCGGACGGATCGGGCAGTACGGGGGATTCTCTTGCAGTGTCCCAGTTCACACAGCCGAACAATAATCCTTTGGATATTGGCCTTAGACTTATCGCCGGTGATATCCATAATGTTCTGAATCGAGGGCGCGTATCCCCGCTTGAGCCAATAGGTCTCAATCACTTCATAGACATATTGTTGCTTTTCTGTCATAAAAGGATTGATAGGGCTAACCAGATAATCGCCATTCCAAGGATGGCTAACACAAAATCGCGGTTCATAGGTGGGTTTCCCAGTGGATGTCTGGATTTCCTACGGTAATAGTGCCACTCATCGCGCCGGGGTTAACGCTAGCACCTTGTTCGCCCGCTACCCAATGCGCAGATGCAAGACGGTCTTCAGTCTGCACTAGGGAATAGATCTTAGAACATACATCTAAGACATACTTAATATCATCTACTGATAGCTGTCCCATTAGCTGTAGGATACGGATAACTGCATGGTCATTATCCAGTGGCTGGGGTTTTACAATAGACTCAATCATTTCATCATCCTCTCAATTATCTGTTTAGCCTCAATTTCAGCTAGTTTCTCTTGGTCCTTCTGCTCCTTAATCAAACAACTATGCTCGTGGCTTAAAAACTCCACTAGCCTAGCATACTGCTCTAGTCTTCCTATAGCCCAATCCAACTCATACTTCACATCCTTAATGTTTCTCAAGATCTATCCTTTATCCAGCTCTTAACAAATCCATAGAAGATACATCCTACAACCCAAGAGCCTAATGCGAATCCAGCAAAGA